GGACCCAAATAAAAGAAACAATTAAAATCCTCACCAGCAGCACAATGCAAAGGAATGAACTCCTTCCCTGTACGGGCAGAAGCAGACATTGTGGATTCCAATACCCAACCAGTGTCAAAAGTATCACCGGATGCAATATTGTCAAATCTTTTAGCTGGTGCAAAACGGATATTTTTGTAATAGGGACATTCCCACAAAACAACTGGGTTAACAGCACTACTTTGATACAAAGCTCCATCATAAGTGCGTCCAAAATAATCTCTATCATTTACCATCAATGCTTGACCATTGGGCACAAATGTAGGAAATGTCAAATCAGCCCATTCATCTCGGGCTGCAAAACCATCAGGCGTTCTTGTGACAGTTATGTTTGACAACTCTCCAGAATAATTATCCATGCGCGTTAAATCTGCCATCCAGCGTATTCCGCCTCTCCATCCGCCATATGCACTTGTTACATAGTTCAACAGTGTCATATGGCCATAAACATAATTTCCTAATGTTAATGGAAAAATGGTTCGACTATTGGCGGGTGTTGCTGCTGTATACCCAACTTGATGTGGGAATGCTTTACGTTCTGCAGCAACACGCACTAAATTTCCAGCGGTCAATGCAGTTCCTGCTACAATAGAGTGCCTCTGATATCGTTTCAACATCTGTCTGAACGAGTGAATACTCTCACCAAAATGCACAAGATTTGTCTCATCAGATTTAGTAATGGGTTGTGCCATTGTGTTTAAAGTACTAACATTGGATGGCTTAGAGTCTTGCACTAGTTCTTCACTTTCACCAGCGTGTGGTTCAATTTCAAATGCTTCAGGCGCTGCTACAGTTCCAGCAGCTGTGAATCTCAATTTTTCCAATGGAAAAGCATCTGGTACTGCAACTTCAAAATCATCACCCGCTGAAATGAAAACGTTCACTTCAATATCATTGTCAATCGTAGAATTGGGTACTGTAAGCTCATTCACAACGTACACACTCAACGTACCATTTCCAATATCAACAGCTGGTGTGGTGAATGTCAATGGAGACGTATTCCACATTTGAGTTTGTGCTGCTACACCAGGTACAAAATGACGTCTGTATGTTGTACGTTGACCCCATCCGACATCTATTTCAAAATCGGAATTGTCACTGATGTCCACAATTGTAGTATATGCGGTATTGTACTCGGCATTTCCACCTGAAGGTGTACCTGTGGGATCATAAACAATCTTTACTCTTCCTTTATGGTACTTACTACACACAAACTGGAATCTATATTTCAAGGTTCCACGCCAATATCTAAATGGTGTCGCTGCAAAACAGGTGGCTGGCATGTGAATTTCACTCCCCTGCAAAAAATGTACACAGGGGTCAACAACATGATTCCACAACAAGGTTTCTTGTGAAGTACCTAAATCCCATGGGAAACTTGCCATCCATGATTCACGTTGAGCAATATACTTGATTGTTAACTCATCTTTACTTTCCAAACCTACTGTTCTAGGATCAAGAGTC